TCATCCAGCCGTTTCTTAGCATTGGCCGCTTGTTTAGCAACCTCCTCGAAGCCAGCCAAGTCCACGGCAACATAGTAGCTTCCGTGTTCAGGCTCAACCCCGTATTTGATCCATTCCTCTTTAAAGACATCCGCGCCAGCGTTGGAGAAAGACGCCATGTATTCTTGCTTGAACGAGAAGGAGGACAAGGTTTTCTTGGCTGACTCAATCTCCGTTGGGTCGATCAGGGGGTTGTCGGCAGTGGTGAAGTGCCAGGATTTCCATTCAGGATCAGTACCGTCTTGCCCTAAGTTGTACAAGTCAAAGAACCAGTTGCGGCCCTTTGGAGTGCCGATCATCATGCAACGGCCTTTCCTGTCGGATAGAGAAGCACGAATAACTTGCTCCCAAGCCTCGGGCTTGATGTCGGCTACCTCGTCTAGTACGGCATAGGTCAAGGAGACTCCACGAAGGGTATCCGGTCTATCAGCGCCTCGCACGTATATACGCGCCCCGTTTATCAGGGTAATGTCTAGGTTGTTCACATGGCTGGACTGGATGACTTCTCTGCCCAGATCAAGCAGCAAGTCCCAGATGATCTGTCGGGACTGTCCCATCGTGGGGGAGACATACAGCACCGCCGAACCCTGTGGACAGCGTAGACCCTCAATAATTAGCGTAGTAGCCGCCAGTCTGCTCTTGCCACACCGCCGTCCAGCAGCAATCACTTTAAACCGAGTCGGGTCTGTATAGACCTCTTGTTGCCACGGAAGAAGAGAGAAGTTGAGATCAGACATCCGTAATATCCTCTACAAGCTGGGGAGGTGCTCCAAGACCCGTGATGTTGATCGTAACCGCGCTTCTCTGAGACTTGTCCTTCTCAAACATAGACATAGGCAACGTCCTGTCAAGACACATCTTCAACGCAGCCATCTGTCCAGGATGATCATCATTCAACGCAATCTCAATCACCTTCTCAGCAACATCCTTCCCACCAGAACGAATCATCAGCTCTTTAAGCTCCCTTAGACGCTGTGTATCCGTCTTAGGCAGTACCGCAGGTGGATTCTCCGCATATCGCGGTATCGTCATCTTGATTGGACGGCCACGCTTCTTTTTTTCCATATTCGCCTTTTAGCTTTTTAAGAGGGGAGGATGCTCCTGTAAATATTACAACACAACCCGACCCCTCCCCCCCCATGTTAGTGAGCGCACACTTCTAAGTTAGTGCCTGCTCACATCCAGGCGGAGTGAGTGCTCACATCTAAGTCAGTGACCGCTAACATATAAGTTAGTGCTTGCTAACATCAATGCAAGTTAGTGCTCACTTACAAGGCCAGGTCAGTGAGTGTTCACTTACCTCCAGGTTGGCGAGTGCTCACTTCGATGTTAGTGGCTGCTGACTTGCTAAGTTAGTGGGCGCAAACATGTGAGAGAGCGAAGCACCATTTCCCATGTACTTGCCTGATCCCAACATTATGCGTTTTCTGCATAACCTTTAAACACTATCCGATCCAATGGCATGTCTGGCCTGTATCCCTGATTGTGAAGCTCTACATAGATAGCCAGCATGTGATGAAACCCTGTTGACAGGCAACCATTCCCTGCTGTAAGCATGATGTTTCGTGTCTCACTGTCTATCACTCTATAAAAGCGGGTGGTGTCTATTTTGCAGGGTCTTACCATGATTGATAAATCCTATCAAAAATTCAAATTGTATAGAAATAATTGTCTTGTGTATTGTGTAGCAGTCTATACACTACCTACATAGCAACTTCGCTATGCATGCCCTTCGGGGTCTTTTTAGGGAATTTTATGTCAAACACTATTGCATGGTCTAGCATGCTGCAGGATGCTGTAAACAAACCAGGCGTGATAAGCCAGTGCTACAGCACATTCCACAATTACAGCATCGGTAACCAGATGCTGGCCTGGTCTCAGCTCTCCGCCCGTGAAATGCCACTCTCACCAATTGCAACTTATAAAAAATGGGCAGAGCTGGGCAGGCAAGTCAAAAAAGGGTCAAAAGCCCTTGCACTGGTGATGCCAGTGACAATCAACAAAAAAGACGATGCAGGCGCCAAAACTGGTGAAGTCTTTTCCCTTTTCACCCTCAAAAACAATTGGTTTACCCTCGATCAAACGGAAGGGGCTGATTTTGCCAATGAAGTGCTAACCCCTGACTGGAACGCTGATACAGCCCTTGCAGCTCTTGAGATTACTCAAGTGCGCTACGACTCAGCAAACGGGAATTCGCAGGGCTATGCAATGGGCAAAAATATCGCCATAAACCCTGTTGCAGCTCTGCCCCATAAAACCCGTTTCCATGAGCTGGCTCATGTCGTTTTGGGTCATACGCTTGAAGGGGCTATGCACGACGGTGAGTCAACACCTAAAGACATACGCGAAGTTGAAGCCGAATGCGTGGCTTACATTCTTTGCAGCGTGTTGAACTTACCAGGCCTTGCTGAGTCTAGGGGCTATATCCAAGGCTGGCTGTCCGGTGGAGACATTAGCGACAAATCAGCTCAACGGATTTTCGGAGCTGCTGACAAAATCCTAAAGGCTGGCAAGGCCTGATTTTCAGTGATAGGGGTTTTCCCCTATCGCGGACAATCCGTCCGGTTTATGCCCGTAAGGGTCTTTTTAAGGCGAACCATGATTAAACGCAACATTTTTACAAAGCGCGATATACGCGATAACGGGATTCTTGATTTAATCCTAGCTTTAGCGATTGCAGGTGGCGGCCTGATTCTGGCGCTGGCGTATTTTGACGTACTGGTGAAATAACATGCCAAAAATTAGCGTTACCTCAAAACTCGACGGGATTCGCTCCTGGTCTTTGCAAGCCCTTGACACATGTCCAGGGTCTATTTCGTCGCCAGGCGTTTTGGTAGATGCCTGTAAGGGCTGTTATGCGACGACAGGAAATTACCGCTTCGCCAATGTGAAAGCCCCTAGGGAATTCAACAGGACAGACTGGGAGCGTTTCCAATGGGTTGACGACATGGTGCAGGAATTAGAACGCGATCGCTATTTTCGCTGGTTTGATTCTGGCGACATGTACAGCCTAGCGCTAGCGGAAAAAATGCTCGAAGTCATGATCCGCACACCATGGTGTAAGCATTGGCTACCGACTCGCATGCACAAATTCCCAAAATTCGCTATGGTTTTGCGCGAAATGCAAGCATTGGACAATGTCATGGTGCGCCCGTCGTCAGATTCAATTGTGGGCGTTTTTACGCCGGAACTGCACGGATCGGTCATTGTGCCGGATTCTAGGGTTAACCCTGACATGGTCACATTGTGCCGCGCATACGAAAACGACGGCAAATGCTCTGGTTGCCGTGCCTGTTATGACAAAAACGTGCCGGTTATCGCATACCCTGCACATGGCAAAACAATGGCAAAGGTTATCCGCATCAAGGTGGCAACATGATCAAAATTAAAACTACGCGGCCGGTTGGCGCACGAATTGCAGACATTGGCGCAAATGGGCGCGAATACAATATACGGAATTTAGACATGACACAAACCCAAGCCCTTACCCAAGCGCTAGTTTTAGCCCTCTGCGCTCCTACTGATGCAAAAGCACAACAGGCGGCAGAGCTAGCGGAACAATTCGCGCAGGGTCTAAGCGCTGCCACTGTTGACCAGTGCAAGGCCGATGCCCTAGCGGAGTCTGATTTATGATTTATGCGGCCATTGCCCTGCTCATTCGAATATTGACAGGGAAACGATAACTTAGGGGCTTCGGCCCCTTTTTTTCGCCCAAAAAAAACCCACTGCTGCAAACAATGGGTAAGGCTGGCAACTGCTTGTCAGCGCGTATATTCTAACTCCGGCACAGGGATGCCTTCAGGCCATTGACCCGCGTCTAGTAGGCTTTGCACTGTCTTTATGTGCGCCGATGTCCAGGCGTCTTGTCGTTCTGCCCTTGACAATTTTGCCCCTTGATCGATCTCAAAATGGCAGGTTTGGCAGAGTGCCGCGCAGTATTCGTCGCTGGCTTTGATGCTCCGGCCTTTTCCATGTTTTGACATGTTGGAGTGCGCTGCTTGCACTTGTGACCCACTGCCGCATCGCTGACAATCAAGGCTAGCCACCAGTTTAAGCAGGGGTTTACTCCTGATGTACTGCTGTTTCACTGGTGCGCTCTGTCTTGCATGCGGTTGGTGGCTTCGCGTGTTCTAAAAATCTCAATGTCTAGTCTGGCGGCTTCCATTTCCCACTTTAGAACTTCCTCCGCTTCAATGGCCGCTGCCAAACCCTTTAGCAATTCCGTGTAACTTGGGTCTGCGTAGGCTTCCCGTTCCTGTGCGCTGGTGGTTTTAATCCCTTTTTGGTGCGCCTGGGACATTAAAAGGGCTTTTTTTGTCTTCCGGTACTCTTCGATATAGACCCGCTGACCCTTGGCTTTGCCGTAGGCTGGGGCATTGTCCCGAATTGTCTGGGCGGCTTCTTCTGGCTTCATTTCAGCACTCCAATCATGCGTAGGGCGGCGTCAGGGCTGTCAATTCTTGCCAAGGTACTACCAGACCAATTGTTAAAAAAATCGCCCTGCAGGGCTGTTAAACGCTTTTTAGAGTCTGTTTTGACCTCAACCAAGAATGTGTGACCTTTGTAGCCAACCAAAAGGTCAACTGGCAGACTGATGATCCACACATAAGCGCCAGCTGCCCTAAGTGCGCTCACAATTTGCGCTTGGTTGGCATCAATCCTTGCTGCGCGTCTCATGTTGCTGCCTGTGCATTTCGTTTATCAAGATATTTAGACCATCCTGCCCACGAATCCTGAGAATGTCGTCCTTCACTTGCAACCACCAGCTTTGGGCTTTCACTTTGCCCAGCTGCTTGATCTTCTGCTTGTAGCGACTTTTCCATTCCCTCGCCTCGCATTGGATCATGTAGGTCGCCAGTGGCGTACAAGGCGGCGCTGATTTGTTCAAAAGTGAATCGGTGTCCTTCACGGGCTTTGTCCAAAAGTTGGTTTGCTAATTCACGATTCATGTGATCTCCTTCGCGCCGCCGCGAATAGCTGCCATCTTTGCTAAGACTTCCAAAGACGGGCCACTGCACTTTCTATCGGCTTCTTCCCTTAATCGGCGTTGCGTGTCCTCATAACTTGAATTTCTAGGCACTGTTGTTCGGGCTATGTCAGCATTCATCTGTGCAAAAGATGCCTTCGGGACAGACTGATTGCGAACCCAGTTTCTCCAAGTAGCCAACCAATCCAACTTCACACCACCAGACCCAGCCTTTGCAACCCAGAAGTCTTTGAACGAATCAAAGGTGTTTTGCAAGTTAAGGTCTGGCCGTTGCTGTGTGCAGAAGTCTGCCCATTCTTTTGAAAGCACAAAGTCTTGAGGCAAGCGCGAGCCGCGCTGCTTCTTCAATGGTTCTTGGTTCTTGGTTATTGGTTCTTGGTTAGCATAGAAAACAGGTGCATCCGCATTGCGTTCGGTATGCGTTCGCATGGATACCGCATTACTCCACCTTGCGTTCGCACTGTTTGCGGCCTTTTCCTTCTTGCCATGAAAGTCAGCAATCTCCTTGTCGCATCGGTTGTGCCGCCATCCATCGTCTTGCAAAACAAAGAAATGGCGCAGGATCAGATGCACTGTTTTTTCATCCGAACGCATAGCAAACGCAATGCTTTCGCAATCGTTGTGCAATGGCTTTTCGTCTAAGTAGTATTTCCAGAGCATCCGTAGATAGATGCCCATCTGGTCATTGCTGAGATGCCCAGTGTCTTTTAAAAAGTCACCAATGTTGAATTGGTAGTAGTGCATAGAGTTTTCCTTCGCTGTCCTCCGTAAACAAAGAAACAAACGGCAGGCGGGGAGGCTCGCTTTTCGACTGAGAGATCAGGCTCAACCTAGCCGTGTTTCAATAAAATTCTACACTAAAAATCAAAAGGTGGGGGTACTCGCTGCACTGCTATATCCTCGCTGTCAGTTGATGCCCGAGTCAGCTTTCCAGTTGCAGAATCCGCTTTTCCCCCGTTATTTGCTAAACCACTCTGGCCTGATGACCATAAGCTGGTACATCCGGCCTTGTGGGAGAGCCGTCCATTGAAAGACCGCACCCCTGGTCACGCCTAGCAGCCTTGCCAACTTGGACTGTGAACCAGCTTTTTCAATCGCTTCTTGCTTTGTCATTGGTGGATTCTACTACACAATTAAATTTGTTGTTAACAAGGGAAAACACCTAGTAAAAAGACTTGACGGGTGTTTAGTGGCCTCTACAATCACCGCATGCCCCAGCACTTCGCACGGGGTCTTTTTAGGAGATAGCATGAACGTAGTTTTTGACGAAATGATAGACGGCTTTCGCTTCACCGGCCTTGCGGAAAAAGAACAAGGTGAAGCAGCCACAGAGATCAGCCCCAGCTGGCCGACCTTTTACACAGTCTTTGCCCTTCACGTTGACGGGTCACACAAAGACTTTATGGACATCATCAACCCAGCCATTATTCAACGCATTGAAACAATGCTTGCGGAGGATGTATGAAGCACCTCAAAGACCTGGCCTTTAAAAGCCGTGACAACCCACAAGACCGTTTGGCTTTATATGTTGAGCTGCTTGAGGCACATATCCAAAGCCAAGATGCAGTGCTTGAATTATTCCAACAAGAACTTGACCTACTTTTAACTGAACTTAAACAGGAGCAATCATGAAACAAATCGCCACCGCACTGGTCAAGGCTCAAAAAGCCTTTGGCAAGGCACTCAAGACCAGCACCAACCCGCACTTCCGCAGCAAATATGCTGACTTGTCCGCTTGCGTAGCAGCTGTCATAGATGCACTGAACGACAACGGCATTGCCCTGATGCAACAGTTTCACGAATGCGACAAAGGCGTGATTGTGGAAACGCTGTTCATTCATGAATCAGGCGAACAACTCAGTGGTGGCAAATTGTTTGTGCCAGCCATCAAGTTTGATGCCCAGGGCATAGGCAGCTGCGCGACTTATGCGCGTCGCTATTCGCTTTTAGCCGCCACGGGGCTTGCCCCAGAAGATGATGACGGCAATGACGCCAGCCGCCGCCCAGAGGTTAAGACACCAGACATCACCGATCACCTGTTAGCAATTGAAGGCAGTGGTAGCAGTGAGGAGTTAGCAAAGATTTACAAAGACGCACTTGATGCCTGTGAAGGCAACCAGGCACTTCAAGCCAAAGTCATTCAAGCCAAAAAAGCACGGGTTGAACGCGCAAAACAGGAGAAATCATGAGCGAAGAACAAGGCACAGAATCATGGTTTGAAGATCGTTTGGGAAAAGTGACCGCTAGCCGCTTGGCTGATGTCCTTGCCAAGACCAAGACAGGGTACAGCGCCAGCCGCACCAATTACATGACCCAGCTTGTATTGGAGCGTGTCACCCAGACCAGAGGCGAGTCTTACTCTAATGCCGCAATGCAATGGGGTACGGAGCAAGAACCTTTCGCTAGAGCTGCTTACGAGGCTCATACGGGGCAGATGGTTGAGGAGGTGGGGTTTGTACCTCACCCCGACATTGAAGCCTCTGGAGCATCACCCGATGGCCTGGTGGGTGACGATGGCATGGTGGAGATCAAATGCCCATCATCAAGCACTGCTCTGGAATGCTGGCTGTCTTACTCTCAAGGCGCGAACCCAGTGGATGCCAAGTACTACGCCCAGATGCAGTGGCAGATGCGTTGCGCTGATCGCTCTTGGTGTGACTATGTTGTATTCGATCCAAGAATGCCAACGAAGGCACAGTTGTTTGTTTACAGAGTTGAGCGCAATGCAGACTGGCTCAGAATCACCGAAGAAGAAGTCCTGAAGTTTTTGGCAGAAGTGGACGCCAAAGTTATAGCCCTTAAATCAATCATTGGAGAGTAAAAATGTCAAAAGTAGTCAAAGAAATATCGTGCATCGTTGGTGAATACCGCAACAGCGAGGGTCAGACAAAAAAGCGTTACCAGCGAATTGGGTCTGTGATTGATACAAAGAACGGCCCAATGCTCAAACTGGATGTGATCCCGTTGCGTGAAGGCGGGTGGGATGGCTGGGCATACATGAACGATCCAAAGCCGCAAGATCGTGTAAGGCAAGCGGATCAGCCTGATGATGACATACCATTTTGAGGTGGCTTATGAAAACATACGATCTTTTTGAGCATATTTTTGGTACTCCGGCAAAAAAACTTGTTCGTACAAATGACCCAGACACAAGTCATGCAGCAGCAAATGCTGTTGACTCGACCAAGCTGGAAGGTCTGGTTTATGAAGCCATTAAGACCTTTGGAGACAAGGGTTGCATCAGTGACCAGATTCTTGCAATGTACCCAACTTATCCGTATTCATCAATCACGGCTAGGTTTCGTGCGTTGCTAGACAAGGGTTTTATTGTTGACACAGGAGAGCGACGGCCAGGTAAATCTGGCAAATCTCAGCGCGTAATCAGAGCGGGGGCAAGTGATGTTTAAGTACATGTGGACAGAATTTCGGTCAACGCTCAAGATGCTGCCGCCAGCACAAACCGCCGCGCACGAATTGCTTCACGCAGAGCATGATTTGCTACGGGCAGAGGCTGGGGTTGAGTACGCCCAAGCTATGGTCACTTGCCAGAAGCAGCGGATCAAGCGCTTGAAGGCGTATCTTGGCAAGACTGAGGAGGTGGCAACATGATCAGAATGTGCGACACGGGCTACCGCGAATGCCCACGCCAGCCGACTTGCGGCATGGACTGCCACTTCACCACGGCAGAGTTGGAAACCCGCAAGGTCAAGCCGTATCCGGCAGTGCCGCAGGATATTGAGCCAGTGCCGGAAACTTGGCAAGTGATCGGCAGTGTTGTCGTTGGCTTTGTGCTGGTAGCGCTGGTGGTGATAGCAGCCCTGTTTTTCTTCACGGGGTTTTACATTTGGAGCTTGCTAATATGAAACAAGAAGACATCATCCGCATGGCGCGGGAGGCTGGATGGGGGCAAGCTAAACCACATGATGATTGCATAGCATGCGGGGTATTTGATCTTGAACGCTTTGCCGCCCTTGTCCGTGCTGATGAGCGTGAGGCGTGTGCGAAGGTGGTTGACCACATCCTGAAAGAGGGTGGCGGGACATGGGGCGATGCTATCCGAGCAAGGG